AAGCGTTATGGCTATTACTAAGACATCAATCCATGCCGGCGAAATCATTAGCGACATTCTCTCTAATGACGAGGCGGTCAAGTCCTTGGCTAAACGAATCTTCCCCGTGGCGATAACAGAGGCTACTCTGCCATACATAGTGTATCGCCGTGAAGAATCATCAGCCGTACAGACCAATAGCGGTCATGCGTCAGAAACTGTATCTATCTCGGTCTATGTCTATACTGCCGAATATGCTGAAGGTGTAGAACTTGCTGAGGCGGTTCGAGCCGCTCTGCATGGAGCGCGGTACGACAATGACGGATTACAGATGCGGAGCTGTGTGTTCGATGGCTGCGGTCCCGAGGATTGGTTGGATGATGCTTTTGTTCAACAACTTAACTTCAGACTTAAAATAAACTAAGATATGGCATTCGTTAATGGTTCTGACCTATTGGTCAAGGTAGCCGGTGCTTATGTAGGCCATGCTACCACTCACACAGTCAATTACAATACCGAGACCAAGGACCGTACCTTCAAACCGGTTGGCACTGCCGCTAAAACCAGCGGCAAGTGGAAAGACAAAGCCATCACAGGCTTGAGCATCTCTATCAGTGTAGAGTCTCTTATCTGTGATGACGAAACTGAAGGCGCACGCGCTAAATTGCTCGAGGCATGGGCTAAAGGCGAACCCGTTGAGGTTGAAGCGCTCGAACGTGGTGACGACGCTAAACCTTACCTCAAAGGTCAATTTGTCATTACATCTATGACCGAAACCGCTCCCGCTGAGGATGATTCAACCTTCAGCTTGAATCTCGACAACAGCGGTAAGCCCGAAACATTCGAGCCTAAGAACTTAAGCGACTACAGCGCCGATGAATAGGATTACTATCAACGGCAACGAATATCCTTGTTATCAGACGATGGGAGCGATGCGCCGCTTCCGTCGTCTGACAGGCAGGGAGATTACCGAGGTCCAGGTTACTGAGGCGTCTGCCATGGCTGATTATATGTACTGCTGTTGTGCTGCGGCATCCGCTGCCGAGCATATTGAGTTCAACTACTCTATCGATGACTTCGCTGACCTCATCACTCTTGACGTGATGAAGGCATGGTCTCAGTCTATCGCTACCGAGGCGACTGAGGGCGAAGATGCAGCAGCGCAAAAAAAAAGCTAACGATTACCGAATTATTTGGTATCGCCGTCGGTCAACTCGGCATGGACGTTGAGACCTTTGACATTCTCACACCTGAGGAGTTCTCTGAAATCATGGCGAAATACAATGATCATCTTGAATCTACAATGCATGACGAGTGGGAACGTGCCCGTATCATGGCTGCTATCCTCATTCAACCGCATATCACTCGCAAAATAACTCCCGAGAAGTTATTACCGCTTCCATGGGATAAGAAACGCAACAAAACAAAAGCGCCGGCGATCTCTAAGGAAGAGCATCTCCAGCGCTTTCGTGATATTAAGCATCGCCTTAACGGCGGTTGATTACCATTTCCAAAAGTCGTTGTATTTATCGGGAGCGACTAGCAGCACGATAAACAATATAGTAACTATTGCCCCAAAGATTGCTGGGAAATTAATAGAGAAACATAAGATATTTGAAAGTATCATAAGCTATGTTTTTGAAATTCTTTTACAAAGATAGATTATAGTAAGATAATTTAAAAGTTAATAATATATAAATATGGCAAAGTCGGTCATCGAACTCAATATAAAGCAATCCGTTACAGGGGAGGAACAGATGTCAAGGCTGTCATCCGGTCTTGAAGATCTTCATCGGTCTATCAAAAAGTCTCAGTCTGGCATGGATGGACTTAAGCGGAGTGTTGGCGAGACAATCGCTACATGTGCCACATTTTCAACTGCGATGTCTAATATGGCGTCTGCGGTTGGTCAGCTTGCGCAAGGCTACAATGATTATGATAAGGCAATGCGTGCAGTCAATACCATGGCCGGCAAAAATGAGGAAGGCTTTGCCAAGCTCAAAGGTCAAGTCAGTGAACTGGCTAAGACTATACCTCTCGCCAAGGATCAGCTCGCGAATGGTCTCTATCAAGTCATCTCAAATGGTGTGCCTGAAGACAACTGGATTAGTTATCTGGAGGCATCAGCCAAGGCGTCAGTCGGTGGTATTGCTGACCTTGGCCAAACTGTCACCGTAACCTCTACGCTTATCAAGAACTATGGTTTGGCATGGGACCAAGCGGGGACCATTCAAGACAAGATACAACTCACGGCCAAGAACGGCGTCACATCGTTTGAACAGCTTGCCGGAGCTTTGCCTAAAGTAGCCGGTTCTGCCGCTACACTTGGTGTTAGTATTGATGAATTAATGGCATCCTTCGCTACATTGACAGGCGTATCAGGTAGCACTGATGAAGTGGCTACTCAGCTTGTAGCCGTCATGTCAGCATTGACTAAGCCTACCTCTGAGGCATCCAAGCTCGCCGATAAGATGGGTATTCAATTCAACGCTGCCGCGATTAAGGCTGCCGGTGGTATGCAACAATTCTTAAGCCAGTTGGTAGTCAACGTCAAGCAATATGCTCAAGAGACGGGCCAACTTGAGACGGAGATATATAGTACTCTATTCGGATCTTCACGTGCTATCCGTGGCCTTATTCCTCTTACAGGTGAACTCGCTGAGAAGTTTAAGAGCAACATTGACGAAATGAGCAATTCAGCCGGGACTATTGACAGCGCCTTCGAGAATATGAGTTCTACTTCAGAGGCTTTGACACAGAAGTTTAAAAATCAATTGGGCGTTTTTACTGGACTAATTGGCGCATATGCTTCTGCTGCACAACCGTATCTACAATATTTGGCAATATTAGGCCAGTCTATTGCAGGTCTTAAATCTCTTGGTGCAGCTCTTACAATGGCTAATGCTAGCCTCACCAAGATGACGGTCGCTATTATAGGTCAGAGCGCATCGCTCAAGATACAAGACTTCCATCTTAACAACATGGTTAGGACTGAAAAATTGTTGATAGCCATTACAGGTAGGACAACATTCAGTTTTAATGCTTTGAATATCGCGACTAAAGCACTTTATATCACAATCTCTGCCGGCTTGATATGGGTAGTAACTGAGTTGATAAGTCTGTATGAGCAGTGGTGTTCTAAGACTGATGATGTCGAAGAAAAAATCAATGTGCTTCAGGGCGGACAAGATACATACAAAAATACGGTTGCCAGTACAACCGTTGAACTGGATAAGCAGATTCAAAAGCTTGGAGACCTCATCAGTTCAAATTCTGATGCTTCAGGTGCCGTCGAGGAACTGAATAATAAATATGGCAAGATATTCGGGACATATCAAACCGCGTCCGAATGGTACAAGGTGCTTATTAGCAACTCTAAAACATACGTCGAGCAACTTGGTAATGAGGCTGCTGCGATTGAATATGCTACAGAGAAGGCTCGTAAGACTGTCGAACGTGATCAATTGGTTCGTCAGCAGGACAAACTTGTCAAAACTGATAAGGTGGACCTAAAATTCTCCGGTAAGGATGGAAAAATTAAAGCTGCCAAGGTTGGCAAGGAAGGTGAACAAGCAGATGTCGATGAGTACAAACGATTAGATGCAGAAATCAAAGAGTTAAATAAGGATATTTACTCTTTGGAGCAGAGCTATTCTACCGCTATTAGCAATAGCTTACAGTATGCGTCTCAGATCAAAACAAACATCGAGGCTACTAAGACTTCATCTGAGACTAATACCAATACAGATACTAAAACCAATACCAATACTTCAAAAGTCAACACCGAGAAGTTCAATGGCGATAAGTTGATTGAGAACGCTAAAGGATTGGAGGAGCTGGAAAATAATCTCAAATATTACGATAAAGCGATAACAAAGGCTGATGCTTCTGATGAAGAGCATATTCAAACTCTTCAAAATGAACGCAACGAGATTGAGGCTCAGATTGAAGAGATTAAGCTACTCAATGAGAAACTGGGTCTCCCCGTAAAATGCGAAAGTTTGTCAGATTTTGACAAATGGCTCTCGCATCTCAATAGTGCTTGCTCTGTAGCCAGTACCGAGGAATTGCCCGCGCTGAAGAAGAAAATCGAGGAGGTTCAGGCTGCGCGTGACGACTTCGAGGATGCTGCTGAGCCGGTTATCAACATTAAGGACATCAAGTCATATGATGAGCTAGACAAGGCTATTAGCCGCGTTGACCGCAAAACTGCTAAAGCTACTAAGGAAGGCCGCGAAGCTCTCATTAAGGAACGCAAGGAGCTTGAACGACTTCGCCAAGAGTGGGAGGACCTTGACGCCGAACTTAGTAAGCCGGGCGAAATTTCTCAGATTAATAATCTCCGCGATTTAGCCGAAGCAGAAACGTATTATAATAATCTCCGAGAGCGCGGTAACGCTGACGAGATTGCCAATGCTCATGAGATGTTGCGTCTCATCGAGCAACGCCGCAAGGCTCTCACCGTTGGAGAAACAATCAGCGACTATGAGACCGAGGTCAATGACGTCGGTAAATACGGCGACAAGCAAATGAAGGTCGAAATCAATGCTATTGGCATTGATGGTGTCAAAGATAAGATACTTGAACTCAATAAACTCCTAGCCGATGGTAATCTCACCGATGAACAGGAGAAACGAGTCCGAAAGCTCATATCAACGTATGATGGCTGGCGGAAGTCAATGGCTAGAAGCTTTGACACT